GAAGATTTACCAATGTTGAGGCAATTAGATAGAGATGGAAAACTGTTTTTAGACCATTCGCCTATAAAACAATGGCACACAAACTCCCTCCACGCCCTCCTAGATGCAGTAATAGAGGTGGAGGAAACAAAAAAGTTCAAAACACCAGATAATCCACTTGCTCAGTACGCAGAAAGAGAAAAAATGGGCTACAACCAAGCCAAACAAGACACCATCACAACTTTACAAGCTATTAAAAAACTACTATGAGTATGGAAGAAAGATTTGACAATCAATTTGGTAAGGACGGACCAGATAGAAACAGTGATTCCGTAGGTAGGCTTGCAGGGTGTGATGACTGTCACGAAAATATACTTCTCCGAGCAGAACATAAAGCGTTCCTCTTTTCAGAAAAAGCTATATGGCAGAAAGAGCAAGCAGAACAGCTAAAATCATTATTAAACAAATCTAAGACAGAAAGAGGTCTGGGAATAGCACTGGCAAATTATATTAAAAATATAAAAGAATAAGATAGTTATCCACAGGTATACCTTGCTTTTATATTAGCAAGGAGTATACTAAGTAGTAGTTAAGAAGTCGAAACTTAACTATTAGTAACCTTGAATATCTTTCTCTCTACATCCATTCAAGGTGTGTAGAGAAAGACAAAATTATTATGTATAACGATATAAAAACAGCGAAAGATAGACTTAGTAAGCACCAAGTATCTACCACTTTCGCAGACGCTATTGTATTCTTTTTGGTCGCATTTATTACCATTCTACTAATATCTCTATTGAAATAACATGAAGAAAGCAATACAAAACTTTATCTACAAAATATGCAAGAAAGCACTAGAAGATACAGATTATGACCACGAGGCAGTTATACTAAGAAATACTAGACACCTTGCAATTTTAATACTTGAATTAAACCAGGGAAAGTTATCACAAGAAACAGAAAAGTGGCTTACTTCCATGAGTGTAAGATATAGAGGTTATGACGACTCAAAATAACATGGAGCAGTACATAGAAGATAAGTATGGACTAATCCCTGGACTAGATTACGAAACAGGAAAAGACGATACAGGATATTACTGGATAGATGAAGATGACACATACTGCGAAGAGACTGGAAGCTACCGAGTAGACAAAAAACGAAAGTACTTTGATGAAGAAGACACAAAAGTATTACAAGCATTAAATCTAATATAATGACACAATTTAAAACATTAGAACAAATGGCAGAAGAACTTAAAAAAACTATTGATAAAAGCCCGTGGGACTTTCTTACACCAAGACCTACACCAGAGGCTATGGCAGAACATGACTGCCACGCTGGAGAAGAAGATGGATGTAAGGGATGTGCAAGACTTAATAACATAATTTAATAAAGATGTATAAATACTACGACAACGAAGACAAAAAGCACTACCACGAACTTAATGGAAAACCGCTTATAGGAACATCTACTGTTACAAAAGTTTTTCCTAAAGTGCTTACTTACTGGGCTTCAGGACTTGCTTGTGAGAAGTTTGGGTGGAGTAACCCTAAAAATGTATTTGGGCAAGAAAGAATAAACAGAGCTGATTCTAAACTCAAAGAAATACAAAAAATGAGTGTAGAAGAATTTTTAAAGCTTGGAGATGAGGCATATAAGGCACACGCACAACGGCTAACAGATAGTGCGGAAGCAGGAACAGACCTACATGCTATCCTAGAACACTTTGTAAAAACAGGAGAAATAAAAGACGATAAGATATTACCATTTACAAATTGGGCTAAGAAAAATGTAAAACGATGGCTATGGGGTGAAGCCCACTGCTTTTCAGAAAAATTATGGACAGGTGGTATATCAGATGTTGGAGCAGAGCTTATAACAGGTGAGTATGTGATTATAGATTTCAAATCGGCAAAAGAAGTGTACTACAGTCAATTCGTACAATGTGCATTATACGCAGTACAGATAGAAGAAAATGGTCTATTCGATAAAGACGGAAATCTAATAAAGAAGCTCGATAAAGAAATAGACGGAGTATGTATAGTCCCATTTGGAGCAAAAGTGGTCGAGCCAAAATTTAATTGGGATATGGAGGAATTAAGAACAACGGTAAATTTGGCAGTAAACTTATACAAAATATTATTAAAAAATAACGCAATCTAATATGACAAAATACGAAGAATACGCATTACTACAAAAAGAAATTGATGTACTTGATGCAAAAAAAGAACTATTGAGGGCAGAAATCGAAAAGATATTACCAGAAGAAGGATTTAAAGATGAGGTAATAAATGCCTATTGGACAACAAAATCAAAATACGAATACTCTCCAAAAGTAAAAGGACTTGAAACAGAGTTAAAAGCAACGAAAAAACAAGAAGAAGAAAATGGAATTGCAAAAAAAGAGGAAGTAAAACAACTAACAATTAAAGTAAAATAAACATGGAAAGGTTAAAAGTAACAAGAGCAGGGGAAGTAAAAGAGGTAAATACAAAGTTTGGTCTTAAAAAGAAACAAGGTGTTCAATTTAAAGAATACCCAAACGTATGGCACGATGTATGGGCTTCTGGAATAAAGGAAGGAGATGTATTAGAAGGAACAAGAACCTCAAGAGAATGGGAAGGAAAGACCTACTGGAACTTTGTCCTACCTAACAAAAACGACGCAGTTAGCCACAAATTAGAGCAAATACTGACTACTCTAGGGATGATGTCATACCACATTAAGGCAATCGCAGAGAATACAAAGACTAAGCTGACTTCAGCAGGAACCCCTATACCATTTAATGAAGATAGTGAAAGAGAATTTCACACAAAATCTCCAGCAGAAAGAGAAACAGCTAGAACAAAAATGGATGAAGTCAGATACCCAGAAGAAGATATAAACGTAGAAGACATACCATTTTAAAACACTATGAAAAAGCTTTCAAAAAAAGATATAGTACTAAAAATCTTAAAAGAAAAGGGCGAGATAGATAACTTCTATTGCATAGACAACAGAATAACTACTCGCCTCGGTTCTATAATCAACCTATTAAAGGAAGAAGGGTATAAATTCGATGACGAAAGAAGCGGATATATGCCAGGAACTAAGAACTGGAGATATATATTCGCCTCAAAGCCAAAAGTAGAATACCGAGTACCTGGAACAGATATTAAGTGGAAACAGTTTTAACAAATGCTATACGCAATACTCAAAGATAAACAAAAGCTTTCATCATTAACAACCAAAAGTCTTTTCGACAAAGACCAGATTATAGGAATTAAACTATACCCTGGAGAAAGGCTTATTAAAATAAAGGTAATAGAATATGAAAGTAAAGATACCCGCAAAAACAATAACAGTTCACTTAAAAGCAAGGGAAATAGAACTCCCCGACAACTTCCACTCACTCGGAGGAATAGCAAGGGCAAAGAAACTCTCACCAGAGAGAAGAAAGGAAATATCTCAAAACGCAAATAAAGCAAAGATGGATAAGAAAAAAGCAAAAAATAAATAAAACTTACTCACAATAAATGCACATTTGAAATAAGTATGATATAATTGTCCTAAATGGCAAACCTAATCAATAAACTCCCAAGTGAGATTTGCATGTATGGTAACTTCTCCCCAGAAGAAAAAGTACTAAATGAAGCAGGGGAAGCATATTCAGTTACAAAGATAGAAGCAACTTATGAAGGAACAAAAACTTACATAGAAGGGGCACTATATCCATCAAGTGGTTTTCCTATACCAGAAGCAATCTGGCACGCAAATATTTTAAAAAGAACTATTATAGGTATTATTAAAATAATTGCCTCTCCCTTAATGGTGCCGTCATTTGTACTTATCCTACTATTTGGAAAAAAAAGCTTTTTAAACAAAGTACTCCAATTTTTTAACGCACTCGGAGCAAAAACAATTCGTTCGTACGTACTAAAATACTACTACCTCACCCTCCCGTCTAAGGAAATACAGGATTTCGCCTTTAACTTCCTAACATCTTTGAAAATACCAGATAGAACGGCACAAGCAACAGCTGAATACATATCCACCCTCATTGAGTTAGATTACGCTTATAGGTTTAGGATTCAAGACATTGCAGGGGAGATTAACATTAATCGCCTAAAAAAAAGTCCTGTATCTGAAACTAGAAGACTAATCGGCATAGCAATAGAACGAGAAAAAGAAGTAGAAGTCAAACTAAAACTAAAAGCATTAAAAATAGTTGTACCGATAACTCTACTTATCCCGTATATAAGAAAAGCATTTAATCAGTCCCTCATAACAGTAAACCTATCAAACCTAAGATATGATGATGCTGACAGATACTGGGCGTATATGAGAAAAGATTACGACGTGGAAGGAAAAACAGAAGCACAAAGGGAAGAATACCTATCAAAGCTACCCCTTCCAAAGAAGTTTAAAGTAGAAAAGCAGAAGATATGAGAAAACCGCAAACAAAAGAAAAAAAGTTTATAAAAGGTACAGAAAACAGGCTAATAAGATACTACTTCTACCTCTCTAGCGGGCTAACAGTATTAAATGAATTTAGAAACCTATTTCTCGGCATATTTGCAATATATATAATGCTCAAGCTAGATAACTGGATATGGTTTCCAATTATGGCAATCCCTAGTATAATAATACTAACAATCACGGGATACTATAACGTGCATAAGGTATCAAAGGTAAAGGAATATTTAAGCGTAAAATTCGGCTCACACTACCAAATAAAGCAATACAAACTCCTCCAAGAAATAGCAAGTAATGGAAAAGGAAAGAAACAAAAATAAGTATAAAAAACTATGTCAGAAGAACAAACAAAAAATCCAGTAGGTAGACCAACAGATTATTCACAAGAATTAGCTGACAATATATGTTCGCAATTATCAGAAGGTATTAGCCTTAGAACTATTTGCTTAGCTGATGATATGCCTGATAAATCAACTGTGTTTACTTGGTTAAGAATCAACAAAGAATTTCGAGACCAATACGCACGAGCAAAAGAAGAATCTGCTGATGCTGATAATGAAAGCCTTGAGATAATAGGAGATGAAGCAATAGATGCAGCATATAGAGCAGACCCTAAAGCAGCAAATGCTGTTGTAAGTGCATACAAGCTAAAAGCTGACAATCTGAAGTGGGCTATGTCAAAGAAAAAACCTAAGAAATATGGTGACAGAATAGATATGACGACAAACGGTAAAGATTTACCAACCCCGATATATGGAGGACACTCAATCAAAAATCCTGAGCTTTAAAGATACACAGGCAACAAAAAAAGTATTCTCTTTAAAGAAGCGTATTCGTGCTGTAGCAGGTGGAACATCAGCATCAAAAACAATTTCAATCCTAGTATGGCTTATTGATTATTGCCAAAGTAAACAGAACAAGCCAAAGATGTGCCACGTTGTTTCTGAGTCATTTCCACACTTAGAAACAGGAGCAATGCTGGATTTCCAAAATATAATGAAAGACAGAGGTTATTGGGATGAGAATAGATGGCATGGAACTCACCATGAATATACATTTGAAACTGGGAACAAGCTACGCTTTATGTCAGTGGATACCTATGGAAAGGCACACGGTCCCCGAAGAGATGTTTTATTTGTAAACGAAGCAAACAACCTAGATTACAAAATAGTAGACCAACTGATAACACGAACAAGAGAAATAGTGTGGCTTGACTGGAACCCTTCAGAAGAATTTTGGTTCTATACAGAAATGCTCCCAAATAGAGATGATATAGACTTTATTACCCTTACTTACCTTGATAACGATGCACTTGATGAAATTACAATATCAGAAATTGAATCCCACAAAAATAATAAAGCTTGGTGGCAAGTTTATGGTCTTGGACAACTCGGAGAAATAGAAACAAGGATTTATAAAGGATGGAACTTGACTATTGAAGACATACCACATGAAGCAAGACTAGAAAGATTTGGACTAGACTTTGGTTACTCAAATGACCCAACAGCGATAGTAGCGGTGTACTACTACAATGGAGGTTATATCTTAGATGAGATAATGTACCTGAAAGGTCTTTCCAACAAAAACATTGCTGATATTTTGAAAAACCAACCTAACAAAGCTTTGGTAATAGCAGACGCAGCAGAACCAAAGAGTATTGATGAAATAAAGCTTTACGGATTGTCAGTTCTTCCTGCAAAAAAAGGTAGTGGCTCAATAAACCAAGGTATCCAGTATGTCCAACAAGCCCAAATATCTGTAACTAAACGCTCAGTAAACTTAATTAAAGAATACAGAAACTATGTGTGGATAACTGATAAAGATGGCAAGATTATAAATGAACCAACCGATATAAATAACCACTTAATGGATGCAATAAGATACGCAATAGCATCTATAAGAAACCCTAACCAAATAAGTGCTACTGTTCACTACTCAGAGGCGTCTACCCCAAGACCTCTTCTACCAGTAACACCACAGAACGAAGGGACACACACTCAATCCCCAAGAGTTGCATTTACTTATCACCCAAAGATGTGATATTATTTTACTAACTTAATACTCACGGGCACTAACATTTAATTAGATGTCCATTGTTACAATTAAACAAACTATAAATGACGGCTTAGAAAAAGTGGAAGCTGTACTTTTGCGTACAACAGTAGATAAAAACGGAAAAATAACTGACCTTTCTTCACCATATTCTCCAACAGAAGAAGAAAAAACTACAAGGGCAATGATTCTAAAACACTTTACGCTTGGAACTACAAATATGTATACACCAAGAGTAGAGTTTAATGACCTCTCGCTTGTAGGAAGAGACCAGTATGACCAAATGCTCTTTAACACATATCAGCCAAACAATGGAGAAGCACTTGATGGTTCTCCAGCTTCAGCTTGGAGAAGTAGAGCGGTAAGACCAGTTGTACGAAACAAGTGTATGAGTATTGCAGCACACGCAACAGCACGGCTTGTTTTTCCAAAGGTTTTTGCCTTTAACGAGAACTCAGAAGAACAACAAGAAACAGCTCAAACAATGGAAGACTTGATGGAATGGGCAGGGGATGTATCAAACTATCCATTTACAGCCCTTATGAGGGTTATTACAGCCATGTCCAGCCCTGCTTCAATTGGATATACAGAGTACGGAGAAGTATATAGAACAGTAAAAACAGAGAAGAATGAAAAAGGAGAGTGGGAAACAAAGAGAATCAGGGATGAATCATACCCTTGCTTTATGGATGTTGTTGTCCCAGTAGACCAATTTTACATAGATAACTTTTATGAACCAGACATACAAAAACAGGCATGGGTTATCTGGAGAAAAGTAATCTCTTTTTCAGAAGCACAGAATAAATACAATGGAGTTTATGAAAACTTTAAATTTGTATCTCCTGGAGTGCAGACAATTTATGACGATGCAAATAGGACATTCTACAATGTGTACGACCCAAACATGCGACAAGAGGATGTTGAGGAAATAATATACTGGAATAAAAACTTAGACCTTAAGATAATTATGGTAAATGGGGTAATGCTTACACCATTCGATAATCCAAACCCCCGACAAGATAAGTTGTACCCATTTGATAAATTCGGATACGAGCCAATAAATAATAGATTCTTTTACTACAAATCACTTGCATTTAAGCTCCAACAAGATGCGACAATTGTAAACACGCTTTACCAGATGGTAATTGATGGTACATATCTATCAATCTTTAAACCGATGATAAACCGAGGGGGAGAAATAATTTCGTCTGATGTTATTGTCCCTGGTGCAGTTACAACATTCACTGATGCAAATGCAAATCTCGAAGCAATAAACGTAGGAAGTGACCTAAGAAGCGGTCTTGAAACACTATCAGTAGTAGAAAGGTCTATAAACGAAAGTTCTCAAGAGCCCCTTCAACAAGGAATGGCTGAATCAGGTTCTGGTACAACAGCTTATGAGATTTCACGACTTGAACAAAACGCAAATACAGTTCTCGGATTATTTATTCAAATGATTTCAAAGCACGTAAAAGACTTTGGAAGACTCCGACTAAGCGATATTCTCCAATACCTAACTGTCCCAGAAGTAATTGAAATAACAGGAAACCCAGAGCTTATGTATAAATCTTTTTTCCTCAAAGGATTAAACCCAGGGGATAAAAATAAAAAGATTGAATTTGACCTTGAACTTCCTGAAGAAATGAGTGGACAAGAATATCTCGACCGCTCATTTAAAGTTCTCGAAGAACAGAACAACAAGAAAATGACCATAACAAAAGTAAACCCAACTCTATTTAGAAATATGAAGTATATGGTTACAATCTCTCCAGATGTCCTAAATCCAAAGAGCGAACAGCTAGAAAGAGCTTTCTCCCTTGAACTCTATGACAGAGCAGTAAATAATCCGATTGCAGACCAGGAAGAAATATACAAGATTCTCTTGTCTACTAATCCAAAGACAAACAAAGAACCAGATAAATACATTGTTAAGCAAGAACCTATGCAACAAGCTGCACTAGCGAGCGGTGAGCAACCAAATCCTATGCCAAGTGCTGGCAACTCACCACTTGCGTCAATGGGAAGAACAAGCCAAATAGCAACTAATCCACTTGCTGGTCTGACGCAATAGGCATATAATACAAGTATGCAATCGGGCATCTCATTAAAAGATAATTAAATATAAAGTATGTTATATACTACTTGGCTTAATACGCCTTTATCTGAAAGAATAAAATTTGCAACAGAACATGGGGTTGCAAAACTTAGACCAACCCATACCTCTAACAATAGAGTGGTTGATGATGGTTATGAAATTAGCTTAATTGAGCCTATTATTGCCCCACTGCCAGAAGATTATTTTTTAGAGAAAAAAGAAGAATCAGTAGAGCTAGAAACTAAAGAAGAACCAAAAGAGGTCGAAGCACTAGAAGAAAAAACACAAACAAATGATAGAAGAACTAAGAAAGCTAATCGAGGAATCTCTGCTTAAGCCAGACCTTTCACTAGAAGATATTAAGCAGTTCTATGAAGAAGCGAAGTGGGAAGAAAATAAAATCACTTACGCAGATATTTTTAAGGATTTAGGCTATAAACTAGCAACAAAAATATATGAAGCTCAAGACAAATAAGCCAAAAAGCAAAGCTGAGATTCTTGAAGAAATGAAAAAGAATCAAGAGTTTAGAAAGAAGATGAAATTTACAAAAGAGGTGTTTTACCCTGAACTGGTAAATGTATCTGACAACATTCAAGATGCAATAATGCTTCTTTCAGGCTTAGGTGGAATGATACTAAGTGAGTTTCTTGAAGGACTTAAAGGGAAAAAGTTTTCAGAATTAAACCTCGAAGAAAAACTCGCAAAAGATAACCCAAAGCATGAACAGTTTAAGAAATTTCTAGCAATATTTAATGACCTATCGGCATTTGAAGCAAAAGACTTGATTGAAGGGATGAAGCAAGAAATAGAACTATTTATCAAAGAAGAAAATGAAACACGTTCACTATCTTCACTTAAAACAAAATGGGTAGATGAAAAATAATAAAGCTCTAAAAAAAGTATTAGACAATCTCTCGTCTGACAAGCCAGATATTAGCTATATTAAAGGGGTACTAGAGACTCTTTACGAAGAGGAAATTGCTACTATTCAGACATCTCCAGCACACGTACTAAACCCATTTGAAGTTCCGCTTGTTCCACCAAATGTAAACTTACAAGGAATACAACAGCCAGAGTTCATTCAAAATAGTTAACATGATAAATAAACTAAAAAACTTTATAAAAGCACAAATCCTAAATTCTTCTATTGCAAAAGAGGCACTTAAGGAAGCAAAGGAGAAGGCAAAATCTGAAGCAGTAGTCCAAGCGTTTAGAGATGCACACAAAGAGATATTAGATACTTCCGAAGAGTACTTAGAAGACAGAGCAAGCAAGAAAGCTGAAGATAAACTTGCGAGTCTCTTGGCAATTCCTTCACTTGCTCACTTGATAACAATAGATAAAGGAATTCTAAACATAGGAGGAGAAAAGATTGATAAAGAAAGGGCATTAAACCTAAGGGCTGAAGCAAATATGGTAGTAAAGTCTGATATTTGGCAAATCCTATACAATACTCCACTAGAGCTTTCCCACAGAACAATGTTTAAAGAAGGAACAGACGTAAACGGACAACTCACAAAGGGGAGAGCAATGCTTTTCCTACTCGATACACAAAAAAATATTTTAGAAATATTACTTTCGGTAAAAGACTAACTTGTCCACAGATAAAAATATTTCTTGTAAAATAGTTTTCATGTTAAAATAATAATGAAAATTGAAAACAACACGGGCAGTGGACACATGGGATGATTATTAAGGTGTCCTACTCCCGTAACATTTACTGCCCGTGGATGCGTAGGAAAGTAGGACATCCCAATAATCACCCCTCGTCAGGGTGGTTTTTATTTATAGTAAAGGGTTGGCTACACCTCAGATAAAAATGGCTTCAAACTATGGATGATAACCAAAAAGCAACTGAAACAAACGCTGCGAACATTGCACCGCAGGGAGGAACGGAGGTCACAGTTCCGACAGAAGATGACCTAGAGGCACGTTTAGTAGCCCTAGAAGCTGAAAAAAAAGCACTAGAAGGAGACAAAAACGCTGCTATCGAGAGAGAAGCAAACTATAAACTTGCATATCTCAAAGAACGGGAAAAAAACAAGTCATTACAATCAGGTGATAGCTTTGAAGAAGAAGGATTTGAAGAGAAAGTTCGACGAATTGCTGAAGAAGCACTTACAAAATCTCGCATTAGTGAGATAAATAAGGAACAAGAAGAGCTAACTAAGAGAATCCTTAGAGAAAACAAAGAACTAAAACTAGCAAACCTAAATAAAATGACTGCTTCTCCAGGAGCGGCAGTAGGTTCTCACACAGAATCAGTTGCAGTAAACGATAATATCGTGACTCCACAACAAATCGCAGCTTTAAAAGCACGAGGTTGGGATGATAAAAAGATAGAAGCGTATAAAGCTAACCTAAGAAAGCACTCATAGAAAATAGGAAGGATTGTAATGCCACATTATCAATTATAAATTACACTTAATATGGCATTAGGAGACATTAAAATCCTTGAACAGGCTACTACAGGAGGAAGAGGAGCTCGCCTTTACAATGTTGCCGCAGGAACACCAATTCTTGCAGGAGAACCAGTACAGCGAGACCTAGCTGGAACAACAGTTTACCCAGCTCTTACATCAACACCAGTTGTTGGAACTTCTTACTATGCAGGAGTAGCAGCGACAAGCTCAACAAACACCTCTTCAGCAGCAGGTGTTGTTTACGTTAATCCAGTAGATAACCAAACTACTTACCTTATCTCACCAGCAGTTGCAGCATCTTGGGATACCCAAGCAGAATACAACGCTCTTGTAGGTAAACGAGTTCTTCTTCAGAACTCAACAACAGTATCAGCTACGCCTCAAAACGTAGGAACATACTCAATTCTTGCATCAGATTCAGCAAACAATGGATGTGTTGTTCAAGCACTTGACATCACAAAACATCCAGGAAAGGTAGCATTTGCTTTCCGAGCAGGAACTTCAGACTTGGCTTAATGCCAAAGTTACACGGGTAACGGGCATTATCAAGTAAGAAAACATTATTATGTTTACAGAAGCACAGAACTTCTCCATTGTTCAGACAGAATTAGACGCAGTCTTTTTCCAGTCTTTTGATGGAGATTCTACATTCCCAGGTACTGCACGAGCTACAACTTCTGAGATTTTCAGACCTCAAGAAACAACTCACGCAGCTTGGATTCAATCTATTAACAAAGGCTCTGGTCTATTCCCAGCAGTCGGAGAAACTCAAGCAGTTCCTCAAGCAGTTCCTCAAGTAACAAACAAGCAGACAACTGCTGTCCTTACATTCGCACAGTCAATCAACATTTCTAAACAACTTTTTGATGACAATATGCACGGAGTTTGGGCAGAAGATGTACGAGACTTTGCAGAAAAAGCTCGTATCACTCAAGACAACAGTGCGTTTGCATTGTTTAGAACAGGATTTACTACTTCTCTCACAGCAGACGGAGTATCAATCTTTAACTCAGCTCACCCACTTATCGGCGGAGGAACTCAGTCAAACGCTGGAACAGCAGCACTTACACCAGATTCACTTAACACTGCACTCGTAAATCTACGAGAACAAAAAGACCAGTCAGGTGTTATTCGTGGAAACACTCCTGCAACTCTCCTTGTGCCAACAGCACTTTGGAAGAAAGCTACTGAAATCACCCAGTCAGCACTTATCGCAGATGCGTCTACAAACAACATCAACGTGTATCGTTCTGCAATGGGACTTACTGTTTACACTTCACCATTCCTTGGTGCAAGTGCAGGGGGTTCAGATACAGCATGGTTCCTTCTAGCAAAGAGACATGGATTTACTCGCCTTATCCGACAGGGAGTAGAGACAGCTCTTACAGACTGGAGGTACTCTAACAACCTATCATACGTCTACCAAGCAAACTTCCGAGAAGCTTACTTTTGTGCGGACTATGCAGGTTCTTACGGTTCAACTGGGTTATCTTAATTAAATTTATAGCCCTGCTCAGTAGCTGATTAAATTCGGCTACTGCGACAGGGTTAAACATAAACCATGTATAACAAACTAACTTACATCTCGTCAGCAACGACTACAACAATTCAAACTGGAGGGAACATTTCAATCCATACAATTGTTTGCCCTATCGCTCTCACGGGAACTGCGACATTTAGGGACACAGGTTCGCCTACTACTTACTTTGTACTTCCAATCGGTACAATCGGAACATTGTTTATAGATTCAACCTTACCAAATGGACTACAAGTGGTAACAAGTGCGGCAGATAAACTACTTGTTACAACAGTAACTCCTTAATAGGAATAAAAAAAATAAAGTGTCTTACAATATCCAAGACTTAAAAAATGACCTTACGGGAGTAATCCATCAGACCCAACTAAACCAGGTCTTTAACCTCAATGGTATAATTGATAGGGCAGCAAGGCAGGTTTTAATGGATGTAGACCCACAGGAGACAAAAAGAACAGTTGAATTTTCTGTACCGATATTCAATTCTGTATATGACTATCCAATAAATGAGGATGTTAAAGGAAACAAAATCATAGATATAATTCAGCAAGTAAACAGATTACCTAGGGACGTATACGGACAGGCATACAATCAGGCGTTTGATATAGCCAAACAAAATGTCTTTACTGCACAGGATATGTTCACTATGAACTTTAATACAGGAAACAAGAGCATTAGAATAAATGCTCCATTTCTGTATCCACCAGTTTCTCTAAATCAGACATCAAACACCACAACAAATGGTACATGGACAGTAGGAGGAACTGCCTCAAACCTTTCGGTGAATTATCAAAACTACGTTCAATCAAATGGCTCGCTTCAATTTGATTTGGGGATAGGCACAGGATACTTAGAAAATTCGACAATGGAGGCTATTAACTTAGAAAATGTTGCCCTTCAAGCATCTTTGTTCATTAACACATTTCTTCAAACAGGAGCGGACATTACAGCAATTGCTCTTAGGTGGGGTTCTTCTTCAAGTGACTACTACTCAAAGTCAGTTACTGTAAACCAACAGGGATTTGCATTTAACAACGGATGGAACACGGAACAGTTTGATTGGAGAACAGCAACAGTCGTCGGCTCTCCTGATTCTTCATCAATCACATACTTGAGAGTATCGTTTACCACTACTTCAGCTCAATATGGATGTCTACTAAGCGGTATCTCATCAATTCTTGGTTCATATCTTGCCTATGAGTACTATTCAAAGTATATGTTTCGAGATGCAATCACTGGAGAATTTCAGGAAACAGTAACAGATGATTCAAATGAAATAAACTTAGATACAGAGACATATAATCTTTTGTTTAATAAAGTAGCCCATCTTGCTTCTCAACAGCTTCAAGGAATTGATGCACTAAGCTACGATGGGAACTTCTTTGAGAAAGAGTATATGACTTGCTTAAGTAAATATAAGGAAATGTATAAATCAGAAATTCAGAAGCCTCAAACTGTCTACTATGCACAACCAAAGAAGTCATACACAGGATTTATTGGAAGATTATGGAGATAATTAAAAAACAACATGAAAGATAAAAGACAAAAAGTAAGCGGTTACCAAATGGGAGCAATAAAACGAAAGCTTGGTATCAAAAAGGCAGAGAAGCTCGTTACTGGCGACCTAATAAAGAAGATGAACGCAAAGAAACGAATCTCAATAATGGGACTTATTTAACAAAGTAATAAACAAAAATATGTCAGGAACAAATAGATTAGTTGTATCTGAAAAAGTAGCAAAAAATGCTTCTGAATCAGTTATCACAAAAGCACTTGAAAATGCGAACGAAGTAGCAGTACAAGCTCTAAACGAAAAGAAAAAGAAAGACGATAAGTAATGGCAAAGAAAACGCAGAAATCAATTAGTGGAAGCTCAAAGTTTAACGAGTTTAATCTCGTTACTCAGTACCCTCTTGGATACAGGCACAGAGAAGATGTTACAAACCTCCCAGCAGGGGTTCTTATTGTTGGAAGCCAGAATGTTTTAACAAATGTATCTGAGAGGGTACAGATAAGGCAAGGTTATTCTGTAGATGGAAGTGAAAGCTCAGTGAACGCATCAATAAAATCTTCAACTGAATGGATGACACGGGGAAACAGTGAAAGACTCTTAAGAGCAGGATTTTTAACATCAGCAGGAAATGATGGAAAACTTCAATATAGATATGAAAATAGTAGTGGAGTAGTTTCTTGGAGAGACCTTCTAACAGGGCTCTCTTCAGTCTCTTATAACTTTACTCCATTTTGGAGTATAGAAGAATCGCTAAGAGTGATTCTTTTTGTAAAAGGAGAATCTGAAATACAAGAGTGGAACGGAGCAATAACTACATTTGCATCAGCTACATCAAACACACTGACTAAACAAGGAACAGATACCTGGCTTGATACTGGTTTCTATTCAAAAACATTTTCAACAGTAGGGAGTAGTTCAACTCAATTTGATATAACAAATCCATCAGGAACAACTTTTAGATATACCTGGGATGGTACAGGAACGACTCCTTCAATTTCATCATCTACATTCCCAGTGGGGAGCTATGTTTTAATAAGTGCCCAAAACTTTAATGCTGCAAATAATGGGATATTTTTAGTAACAGCTGTTGGCACAGACTACTTTGAAGTGACTAATGCTTCAGGAGTAGTAGAATCTAATAAAACAATTGGTTCTGGATTTATTTATAATAAATATACGAAAGTATTAAAGATAGGTTCTGGGACTTACGCTTATACAGGAGGGGAAACTACAACTACTTTAACTGGAGTGATTCCTGACCCTAGCCTTGGAGGATTTAGTGCAGGGGATGTAATACACCAGGCGGTAATCACAACAAATAATACCGCTATGACAGGAATAACTGCAACTTTTAAAAATGGGCTTATTAAAGTGATGAACAACCAAATATTTCTTGGTTCTCTAACATCATCTGTAATGTGGCTCTCTAAAGTAAACTATTACACTGACTATTCTTCTTCTACTACGAGACAATCTGGGGAAGGAGGAAGTTTAATACTTGACTCAAACCTTGTTGCCTTTAACGTACAAGGTGCACAAGACAATCCTTCGATGTATGTGTCGGCAGGAAGAGATACATGGTACAAAATAACATTCACTGATTATGTAAGTGTAGTTGGAGCAAGTGGACAGACAATCGGTGCTGTTCCGATAAAATCGGGAGTGAGCCAAGGAGCAAAATCGCAAGCTTTTGTTTCTAACATGAAAAACAATACAATTACAGTAACTAATGAGCCTACTGTTGACTTGATTGGGGTAATGGAAAATTACTTTACGCAAATTCAAACAAAAAACATATCAGATACAATTAAGCTTGATATGGACTCGTATGATTTTGAAGATGGTTCTATCTATTACTGGAGATTTTACATACTAGTTGCAGTACCGAGGGAAAATATTGTGCTTATCTTTAACGTTGCAACAGGTTCATGGGAAGCTCCTCAAACTCTCCCTATTACGCAGTTTTACACAGTAAACGGAGAATTATATGGTCACTCGTACACTTCTTCCGAGAGCTATAAGCTATTTACTGGATACGCAGATAGAGTGTACCCAGGATTTGCAGGATATCCAATAAAGGCAGTATGGAAGTTTTCATATCAAAACTATGGTTCTCGCTACGCATACAAAAAAGCTAATATGCTATATATCGAAGGATATATTAACCCCAATACTACCCTCAATGCTTATATTACCTATGAACTTGATGGGTGTGCGACTACAAAAAACTTTAAAGTAGTAGGGACTGATTCACAGATTGTGTGTTTACAAGGTGCATCTGGTTCTTTCGGGGTAAATAGCTTTGGAGAAAAGAAACTTGGTGGAGATTCTTCTGACACAATTGACAATCTTCCTCCAAAGTTTCGGGTTGAAAAGTCTTTCTCTAGTACAAACTTCTTTGAGAGTTCAATCTCTTTTGAAGTATTAGGAACAGACCAGAGAATGGAATTATTAGCTTTTGGTTTAAATGCTACACCAGCATCAGAAGAACCAATTATTATAAGACAATAAATAAAATATTATGGCAGACTTTCCAAATGCAGTTCAGGCTCAACCATTTGCTCTAGCAGGTTCTGGAGCAATAGCAGGAGCGACATCAATTATTCTTCAATCATTTAAACAGATTGACGGAGAAACTAATCTTACAATGTCCGATTTCGGAACTATTGGATATGGGACGATTGAACCAGGAAACGGAACACAAGAAGAACAAATATCGTTTACAGGAGTTTCTCAAAACTCAAATGGTACAGCTACTCTAACAGGTGTAAAGACAGTACTTTTTACTACTCCTTATACAGAAACTTCAGGATTAGCAAAGACCCACCCAGGTTCTACTACATTTGTTATTTCAAATGATGCAGGATTTTATAACTCAATAAAAAGTTATGTAGATAATGCTGTGGTTAGCGGTGGAGTGCCAGCAACAACCTCTGTACCAGGCATATATATTAAAGCCTCAACAGCTGAAATAGATGCAGGAACAGCATCGAAAACATATAACGCAACTAGCTATCCCCTTGCTGTCACACCAGACCAGCTCGACGCTTCAGAGTATGCTACTTATTTACCATCATCAGGACAAAAAGATGCCCTTGCTGGAAACGGAGGAACACCGAGTTCGTCAAATAAATATGTAACAGAAACTGGGTTCACAGCATCAGTAGCAGCAATAAGCTCACCAGTAGTAAGAACATACCTAAACGCAGCTTCACCAGCAACTTGGACAAAACCAGCTGGACTAAAATATGTAGTAGTGGAAGTACAAGCTGCAGGAGGAGCAGGAGGAGATGTTACAAGTACTCAATATGCGTGTGGAGGAGGAGGAGCAGGAGGATACTCTAAGAAACAAATTGCGGCGGGTACTCTCGGTTCTACTGAAACAGTAACAATTGGTGCAGCAGGCAATAGCTCATCATTTGGCTCTCACTGTTCAGCAAATGCAGGTAGTGCTGGTTCACTAAACACAACAACTGGTGGCTCAGGAGGAACCGCAACAGGGGGAGATATTAACATTACTGGACAAGCAGGAGGATATGGAATGGGCTCGACTTCTCCGTATTTAGGAGGAGCAGGAGGAAACTCAATGCTTGGAAACGGAGGAAATGTTATTAGAGATACAAACGGATTAGCAGGACTAGGATATGGTAGCGGAGGAGGTGGTGCATCAACATCAGGAACAACTGACTATTCAGGAGGAGCAGCAGCACCAGCAATTGTAATAGTAACTGAGTTTTACGTTTAATTATGGCTTCACTTCTTCAGATAAAAGTAACAGAACGACTAGCGGACGAGCTTGGTAGAGAACCTACACAAGCAGAAATTGAAAATGGAATGGTTGCTCCTTGGACATTAGCTTACCTTCACAATGAATTAAATGTAGGACAATCAATTTTCAGTATAGATAACACGCAAAATATTCAAGACTCAATAGATATAATTGAGGATGCTGGAGGAGGTACTCTCTACTTAAAAGGAGGAACTTATAACCAGTCATCTGATATTTCTATCCCAAGCAATATTCTAGTCCAAGGAGTAGGTAGCGGAGGAACAATAATTGATTTTGGAAATTCAGCACATTCTATAAATATAATAGGTACTTCTGGGGCTCATCTCACATCGCCTTCTTTAATTGGTGTAACTATTCAAAATACATCCTCTTATGGTGTGCGGATAGACTATGTAGATAACTTCCTCGGAAAAGACATAGAGGTGAATAATGCGGATATTGGTCTTTATGCAACAAACATCACTGTAATGAACCTTGATACACTAATATCTGATTCATGTGGAACAGCTGTAAAGATAGAAGATTCTACTGGGCTTACTGTAAACAATCTAGCTATCGAGGGGACCACTTCTGGGGGAGCCTGCGTGTTTAATAACATTCAAAGCATGACTTTTATAAACTCATCTATTGGCTCTGGAATAGGAAACGGAATTACACTAGATTCTTGCTATGACATTACTGTTGATTCATACAGCGTAATTGAAGTAACTGGAATTGGAATCAGTCTTATAGACTCAAGTGTGATTGCTTGTTCAAGTGGTGCAATAGTTGATTGCACTGGAGATGGAATAAAACTAGATGGAACATCAAGTTGTCAGATTCTGACTACAAACTTTACTGACAATGGAGGATATGGAGTAAACATTTTAGATGCAACATGTGAGAATAATTTGTTTGCAATAAATGATTTCTCAGGAAACTCTAGTGGTGCAATGGATGACAATGGTACGGGCACACTTGTCCGTTCTAATATTGGTTTAGCAGATAATTAAAATTAGTGTATAATAAAAATTATGGATAATTCTCGAACATACCTTGAAGCTCCAGTATATAACCCAAGTAATCCTAACTATAAGGATATAACAGTTATTTCGCCTGCGGTTATTACCTCAAAGCCTGCAGAAAATACAATTTCTACAATAAAAAATAATGTTTCATCAATTACAAACTCTATAAAGAATCAATCAGCTACTGTTGCTGCAACAAAAGCAGCAAACGAACAACAAGCCGCAATAGCTGCTCAAGAAAAAGCTAAGACTGATTTAGAGAAAGAAAAACTAAATGTTCAAAAAGAAGCAAATGATTTAAAAAAGAAAGTACTATATTCATCAGGTGGTACAAAAGCAACAGGGATTGATACAAACGGAAATAGATACTTTACAGAAGACGACCTAGCAAAAGCAGATAAAACAGGTGATAGCTCAATGGAAATATTGGAGGCTAAACGAAGACAAGCAGATGCTGCATACGAAAGAGAAGCAAAAAGGGTACAAAAAACAATTGAAGATATTTCTAATGGGGTTGTACCACTAACACCCGCAGAACAAGCACAAATTGACAGCATGAAGGTTCAATTCAATGCTCTTATTGAAAAACAAAAGCTTACAAATATAAATGAGACAGGTAATGCAAATATTCGTGGATTCCAAACAGGTGCAGGAGAATATGACCCGACATTTCAAAATAAAACAATTGGGAATATTGTTACTGCTGGGCTAAACAAAGTTGGAGAATTAAATGTAAAAATGGCTAGTGCTGTTGCAGAGCTGGAAGCTGGATTTAGAGAAAGCAAAATTTCAAATATCCAAAAGGCATGGAAAGTATATGAAGATTCTGTAAAAGAAAGAAAAGCTACTATTCAAGCCATGATAGATGAAAGCAACGAAAGAATAAAAGAAGCTAATGAGGCTTCAGCAAAACAAGAAGAAGAATACGACAAGATATTACTAGATATAGCAAAAAATAACGCTCCTGCTGAAGTGGTAACTGCAGTTCAAAATGCACCAACATACGCAGAAAAAGTTATTGCTGCGGGGGATTATTTGTCTACTGCAACTGGTATCATTGGTGAATACAACTTCTATAAAAGACAAGCAATTGCATCAGGGCAAACACCCGTTGATTTTAATACATATCAAAATATGGATGCCAATAGAAAGATTAAAATAGCTGCTGCTTCTTCTAACGCAGGTTCAAATCTATCATCTAAAGAGACAACAATATTTAACTCTCTTGTGGATAAATACAATAACTCTCCTCTTGTTAAAGCATACGATAGGACAACAATCCTTCAAGGAATAATTGATTCTGTAAAATCCAACCCTGGAAATTCAGCATCTCAACTGTCACTTGCGTATGGATATATCCAGGCATTAGACACATACCAGTCAGCTGTACGAGAAGGAGAGCTTGGCTTAGTAAATTCAATTGATTCAAAAGCAGGACAGTTAAAAAACTGGACAGAACAAATTGCAAATGGGCAGATAGTTCGACCTGAAGTTGCACTCCAAATTGCCGAGTCTGCACAACAGCTTGTTAATACTATAAAAAGCGGTGCTGAAAATAAGCAAAAGACATACAGTGCACAAGCTAAGATAAATGGACAAAATGTAGGTAATGCCTTTAATGATTACATTTATTCTGTAAACTCAATACAAAGTACCGAAAATAACCTGCTTAAATCAGAAGACGAAGCAAAGGCGGCAGTAGAGCGGCTATATGACTCTTATGCAAATGAGATTGATTCGATTATAAGAGCTGAACCAAATATTAGTTACAGCGAAATATTACAAGTTCTCGGACAATAAATATGCTTACACCTGATAGAATTAAACAAATCAGAGAAAAAGCGGGCATAACCAAAGTAGGAGTAGTAAATTCTACAAATTCAGAGGGAAGAATTAGCGAGTTAAGAAAAAACTCAGGGTATTCTGGTATCCAAAAATATGTTGTCCCACCTAAAGCAGAAACATTAAACGAAAGACTAGCAAAAGCAAATGCAAATGCTGAAAAATACCAAAAGGAAGCTGATAAATACAAAGGTTTCGGTTTCTATAAGCAATTAGGAAAAGAGGTTGCATCTAATATTGTCGGGTCTGAAATAGGTCTAGGTAAAACAATTACAGCTGAATTAACTGACCCTAGGGTATATGCTGACAATGTGGCTAAGACATCCGCTACTTTGGTTAAACTAAAAAAGATAATTGATACAAAAGAGAAAGAAGGAAAGGATGTTACTGCTTTAAAAAGACATTACAACTCACAAGTAGATTTCATAAAAGAACAAAAAAACGCTATTGGTGAGTTTGAAAAAACTATTCCAACAACAGGAGAAGTAGTAGGACAATTAGGAGGAACAGCACTTGATGTATTTACAGCGGGAACTTATGGAAAAGCGGCACAGGGAGCAAAAAGTTTTAAACTACTTCCTAAAGCAACTAATGCAGTTGAAAAAACAGCTGTATCGGTTGGTCTACCCGAACTTTCAAAGGTTGCTCCGACAACAGCAACAGGCTTATTTACAAAACAAGGTGCTACAAATGTTCTAAAAAGAGCAGGTATTGGCTATGGTTATGATGTTTCTAGCGGACTACAAGGATTTAGAGGCGAAGATAGAACAGGAGGTAAGGCATTTATTCTTGGACTTGGTACAGTTATCAGTGGGGGTATTCCAGTTGTTATAGAAGGAGGTACTAGTATAAAAAACAGATTTGGGGAAGAAGGAAGAAAGACAGCAGTAGTAAAAGCAAATAAAAAATCACTTGAAAAGTTAGTAGGAGATAACAGCGTCCTAAGACGAGTAACGAACAAGCATAGCCAAAGAGGAATTGATAGTGTTGATTTGCTGTCTCAAACAGATTTATTAAGAAACACTGTTGATGATTCGGGGGTAATTAGAGCACAAAACGCTATTGATGAATTAAATGACTTTATTAAACCTCAAGAAGATGTAATTAGTAAGAATCTTGCAAAAGAAGGTAAGAAACTTCCTCTTTCGTTTGTTGAAAAAGAACTCAAGAAGAATATTACAAATAGCGGTCTTGAAGGGGAAGCACTTGACAATGCACTTAATAAAGTAGCAAAAGAAATAAAAGGACTAGGAATCAGAGCAGATAAAGATGGCTATATCACCTTGTCAAAGATTCACGATGCGAAAGTAAATAAATACGCAACTATTGATTATTTAAGCGAAGCTGCGAAGAAAGCCGATAAATCAATTGCTAAAACATTTAAAGAACTTGTTGAAAAAAATACAAAATCAGTTGATGTAAAAGCACTAAACAACGAACTAGCACAGCACTTTGCAGTACTAGATTTACTAGAAAAGCTAAACGGAAAGAAAGTTAATAGAGGAAGGCTTGGAAAATATTTTGCACAAACATTTGGAAGTCTCGTCGGTTCTCATTTTGGTCCACTTGGAACAATAATTGGAGGCGAGCTGGGTGGAAGAGCAAATACAATAGCAATGAAATCTAACTTTTCTGGAACAACAGGTAAGAGTCTTTCTACATCTGAGGCAATGCAGAAAGCAATAGAACAAGGAAAAGAAAACCCAGTAATTGAGCTCCCTCAAAGCAATTTTGGTAATCGAAATATTAACCAGCTAACACAGAGTAAACCAATAATAAACGCCATAGATACAAGCGTACTTCCAAAGAAGCTGGACGTCAATAGGTATATAAGTGACCACTTTCAAGAAGCAAGTGATGTATTAAACTCACTTTCCCCAGAAGAAATAAATAACCTAGGTGGAGTAAGCTCCCTACTTTCTAGGACAAAAACAAACATTGTTGATGGACTTAAAGCATACGGACAAGACGCAATTGCAGAAAAGATTGATAATGTCCCACTTTCAGGTATAAACTCAATATTTGATTTCCAGGATAAAATCGGACAAGTTCTTTCTGGTGCGAATACCACTAAGAGTAATGTTTTAAAGGAGACAATAGGAGCAAACGTTTATAATAAAATAAAAGACAATGAATAAAAGAAGCCTAAAGATGATATTTGCTGATGACCCAGATATGCTGAAGTCTATTCAGCATGAGGAACAAATGGAATTGCTTGAAGAAATGTTAGAGAAGAAATCTTCTTTTGAAGGAGCTGAACTTATAAAGGGAGAAAAAGGCGACAAAGGAGAGAAAGGAGACAAAGGCGAAAAGGGAGATAAAGGGGATACCGGGGAGAAAGGAGATAGTTATATTCTTTCTGAAGATGATAAATATGAAATCGCTGAAAAAGTAGAAGTTCCTGTAGTTGAAAAAGTAATTGAAAAAACAATAATTAAGGAGAAACCAATAGTTACAGAGATTGTAAAAGAAGTTGCAGTAAAAGACACACCAGAAGAACTTGCAGAAAAATTAAATACCCTTGAAGAAAAAATAGATATATCTGTAATAAAGGGGCACAAGGATTTTTCAAAAAAAATAAGTCAGGACATTTCTAATGTTAATAACAGGATTAACATGGCTGACCAAAGGTGGCATGGAGGAGGACTTTCGAGAGTTTCACATGACACTACCTTGTCTGGAGATGGTACGCCTTCTTCTCCACTTTCTGTTACAGGAGGAGGTTCAGTTGAATGGGGTGATATTACAGGGGACATAAATAATCAAACAGACCTACAAACTGAATTTGCAACAAAGGTTCCTACATCAAGAACTCTTACTATAAATGGTGTTACATACGACTTGTCTGCTAACAGAACATGGTCAATCTCTACAGGTGCTTCACTATCTGCAAATAATACTTGGACAGGACTACAAACCTTCTCTCGTGCAGGTTCTTCTTCAATGTCACTATTTACTAACCCATCAGCAGTCTTTGACAAAACAAGTAACACTTATGGTCTTCTTGCCTTACAAGACAATGGAACAACAAGAGGCGGTATCGGTTGGGATGTAAACGGAGGAATGTACTACCTCGCTTCTCAATATATGTTCCATAGATTTAATGTCGGCTCAAATGAAATGTTTGCAATTACAGATACAGGAGCAATAGTTAATGGAAATGGGGCAGGGAATATATACGGATTCGATGTAAGAGGAACATTTGGAGTATCTACATTTGCACAAAAAGGGATTCCATATGTAAACGATTCAACTGGAGGAACTAAAACAGATGTAAATAACCTTCAATATAGCGAAGAAACCAGATACGGAGGAGTAAATAAAGCCTCTCCTTCTGCTGGGTGGCACGCCGGACTTGTTACTGTAACAGTAGGGGATGTAAACAACTTTTCTACTTCTGTTTCAGGAGTAGGACAAAATGGATTTACTTTTGCCACTTCTTCAGTTAACTATACAATTTGGGCTAAACGCTCTACAGGACTTGGAGACATATACTCATCTAGTTACGCCTCTTCGACAGTAAATGCACCTACAGACACAGATTATGACCCTACAGGTGCAAGTATTTCTCAAATAGGCGACTCTTTCAGTGGGTATGATGTAAGCACCGCTACACCTCCTGATTACAACATATATGCTTTATATGACAACGGAAACGCTCAATCAGTAAACTCTGCGTTTGCAAGTACAGGAAGCTGGGGAGTAAGTCCTTACGCAATAAATAATCTTACTTGGAGTGAGCCTTCTGCTGGACAACCTTATGCATACCTTATTATCAGAAATGGAGCTGATTCAATGATAGTAAGCGGTAACACTACTGGAATTTATGACAACGATACAGGGTGGAGTATAAGCACAGTTCCAGCAATATCGACAATAAAATGGTCTGTAAACCTATCTTGGGACTCTGTTTCTTTTGCTTATGAGTACGCAATAGACAACAGTACAAACACTTCTACGACAACCACTGGAAGCACCTCTGCGAGTGACAATGGAACATGGACAGGAGGAACAACAACAGCCACACCGACTTCTGCCAACGAAAGAAGTATTAAAAGTGACGGAGATATAGAAGTAACAGATTCAGATTTTGGGATAATTCTCCATGATACAGCTAACTCAGATGTATATAGATTACAGGTCACAAGTGGAACATTAACATTAACACTAATATAATATGAAACTTACAATAAAAACAGAATTAGAAATCAGTAAAGAGAATGAATCAATTATTGCCATAATTGCAAAGCACAACAATATTGATACTGGAGAAAATATGCTCGCAGATATTGCGGAGCTTATGGTAAAGCCAAATCAGAAAAATTGGCTTAAATCAAAGGTAGTATCAGCAATTCTTTGGAAGTATGGACAATCAGGAAAACCAAAAGCTGATTCAGTAGAAAAGGCAATAGATGAGACATGTGTCGTAACAGTAACTTTTGAAGAAGATGAACTGGAAAACATATAATGAAAGTAAAAAAATCCTAGGGGAAGTAAATGTGTTTTGGACACACTCTCGCTCTTTATATGCGAGACTTATCCGTTTCTTTACTCAAGCTACAGTCTCTCATGTAGGATTTCTTATAAAAGAACATGGAAGGGTGATGTGTTACGAATATGTTGAAGGAGCTGGGTGTATACAAATGCCAGCGTCAAATAGATTTGGCACAAAAGAAAAGATACTTACTCTTGAAATTCATGTATACAAAGAAGAACTACTTAACAAGCTATATAAAGATGTAGGAAGGGTAAAATATAACCTCTGGGGGGCAATATTTGCCCTTTTCTGGCGTACAAAAACAGCTTCTAGGTATTGTTCCGAAGGAGTAGCAGAAAAGCTAGGTATGTCATTTAATCACTTAAATAGAGGAATATTTCCATCGGATATTTTAACCGCACTTTACCAAGATGAACGGAGATAATTTAAGTAAAATACTATACGAAGAAGTGTTAAAGGTGAGTAAAATGCTTGCCGAGAATACAGCAACTACAAAGAGCATTAGTCGTGTTCAAGATGACTTAGTGTGTAAAGTAGAAGAACAATCCAAGAAAATACACGCCTTTGATATTCATATAGCAAACCAAGGAAGGATAGATTCAAGGCTAGAAGGAATTGTTACAAATCAACAAAAGCAATTAGAAGCAATTCCTGAAACAATAAGGCGTGAAATATTTGGACAGGTAAACAAACTTCAAGAAACAGTTGATAAAGTAGAAAAGGAACACTCCGAAGAAGTAGGAGACAAGCGGAAAACATGGCTTGAAATAGTAAAGCACGCAGTCACCGCAGGGATTACATATTTATTCGTTAAGCTAGGATAATTTAAAATTTACTGCAAGGTGTGGTATGATAAAGGCTATGGCATATAACATTAGCGATTCACCACTTCTTTCAGAAAAAGCACGAAAAGAACTGAAAGACACAGAAGCGATTATAAAAGCACTCCACGCACAAGCGTATGGGTGTCCATGTGGTGATAAATTTAAAGAATACGATACTAAGCATGTCATTACTAAAGACGGTGACTGTTTTCATTATAAATTCCTAGAATGTCCTTGTGGACGATTAAAACTATTAGAGTAAATGGATAATCTACCTCCTAAATTAAACCTTACTCCTAAACACCCAGAGATGGATTGGCACGCTTCTGGGGAAACTGGTGTAGTTTATGAGGATAGAACAGATAACTGGTCTCCGTATCTTCCAATAAGTGAAAGACAAAACTTTCCTGAGACATTTTCATGTGTGACCTTTGCTACACAAAATCCATGTGAAGCTCAAATAAAGTATCTTTATCTTCAAGGACAGATACCAGAAGAAGGAGTAACTTACATGAAAGAGGAAGGCATTATAGACGATAGCGGAAATGTAAACCTATCTGACATTTTTATTGCAATAATTTCAGGTACTACAAAAGAAGGAAATCATGGCTATGCAGTTGCAGAAGCTATACGAAAAGAAGGAAATATTGCAGACAAAGTTTTACCATTTGAAGGAAGGACATGGGAAGAAGTAATGGATACAAAGAGAATAACTCCTGCCATGAAAGAAAAGGCTAAAGAGTTTTGGAAGAAATCTTGCCTAAGATTTAATTGGGAATGGGTATATATAAAAGGAGATAAAGCAGATGTAAGAGAAGTAGTAAAAAAGCATGTAAAGCAAGCTCCTCTTGTTTTCTTCACACCTGTTTGCCCTGGGTGGAACAAAGGAAATGTAAAAACATGTCCTTTAGATGACCCTCAACACGCAACTTGCTGTTACAGATATAAAAGTGACTCTAATCCCTACTGCATAGAAGACACATATTCACCATTTAAAAAGACACTTGCAGAGGACTACCCTGTCCTTTATGTCCTAAAGCCTTATGTATCAGTTGCTCCAAAAGAAGAACCTGTAACAAAGCCAAAGTTTAACTGGCAATACCTACTTGATAATGGATTTGTACTTAAAGAAGGAATGAGAGGAGAAGAAGTAAAAGCTCTGCAAAATGTTCTCATTCATGAAGGACTACTCAACAAACAGCTCAATACTGGATACTTTGGACAATATACAAAAAACGCAGTAAAAGCATTCCAACAGAAACATTATGTAAAAATACTTCTTGCAATTGATTTGATATATCCCACTGGTATTGTTGCAAAATCCACACTCAAATACCTTGTAGAAAATTATAGTTAATTAGTAACAAGTATAAATTTACATTTATCTATAAATCTAGTCATTTTGATGGTGGTTTTTTTGTATATAAAAAAAGATAGGCTTTTACACCTATCTCGCTTTCTTTCTGAAAAAACAATAAAGCCTACAAAAAGAACATGAGGAACACTTGTTACAGTGCATGATAGTGCTTATTCGTATTGCCCCTGTAACCACCACGGGAGTTTCCTCCGTTCTTCTTTGGTGGTATCTGAAACCAAATGACGAGCTGGTTGCAAAACTGCTTCCTGCTCATCTTTCGGGTGCGGCGTTTGAGCTTCATGCGTGGGCAAGTTCGGTAAGTTCGAGGAGTTCATTTCGTTCGGTTTCGTTGCCTAATGTGACAAAGGCGAAAATGTCGCTTGTGGCACAGAAGGACCTCATTTCTTCTTGACCCTTATCGGCACAGTATTGCCTGCAATAGTGGGAACCATCTACAGACAAACAGTTGGAAGGGTCGAGCAGTCTTTCGCAGTAATCGCATATCATGGTCGTAATATTAAACCAAATTAAATTGTATCACTAAACTTAAAAATAGTTTTCCACTTTTGTAAAATAATTGACAGATATATAATAATGATTGATAGCAAGTTGCACATTCTGAGCCTCCATAAACAAGTAGATAACTATATTTTTTTTGAATTGAAAACATACAATCGACCCTCTCCGTTATGCTATCCCCTGACGGAACAGTAGCCACAAAGTGATTCGACCGCTTGTGGCTTTTCTGTTATACTTTAATAGTCTTTTCATTTGTATCAGAAAGGTCAAGACATATATGGAAAAAATAATTATCGGACTTTTGTTTGTAGTCCCACTTCATACCACAGAACAAACAGTCACTCCCGAACCCCCAACAATTCCCGAAATGATAGAAAAATATTCTGAAAAATATCATGTAGATAAAACTATTATTAGTAAAGTTATTAAGTGTGAGAGTTCATTTAATCCAAAAGCGGTAAATTGGCAAGACTCCCACAAGCTATCTAAAGGCTCTCATGGAATCGCACAGTTCTCTTATGAGACATTTAACACTTACTCAAAAGAGATAGGAATAAAAGACGGAGACCCATACAACCCAGACCAAGCAATAGAAACTATGGCGTATATGTTTTCTAAAGGCAAAGCAAATCATTGGAGTTGTTTTAAGAAAATCTAATCACCTTTCTGCGGAGGTAAAACTAAGCAGTAAGGTCGTTTGCTTAACCGCGTCACTTCCGCAGTAAAATGCTTGGAATTATCCACACCTATTTCCTTGCTAAACAATAAGAAAGCAAGTATCATATAGGTATGTCAAAAGCTTTCACCAACATATTTATAAGTTTCATAAGATGCAAAAGTTCCGAAAGCTCTTTTGTATCTTATTAAGTTTGTAAACATGAAAACACCTCACGAATATTTAGACGAGCTAGAAAGAATCACAGCAGAATTTGCTAAATTGAGTGAAATATACGCTGATTTAATAACATACCAAGCAGAATACTACGGGCTACACAGAGAAGAACATAAAAGTGATACAGCAGTACAAAGAGCATTTGATAGAACTGAAAATGGTATAAAAATGCAAGTGGTTAAAATGAAACTAAAGAGTAAAGAAAAACAACTCTCTACTATACGAACTGCACTAAGGTTACTTGATTTAGAAGCTCGCAATATTACATAGTATGGCAGTTCCGAGATTTAAAAAAGAAATTATTAAAAAGCGTTATCAATTAAAATATAACTAAACTAATATGAAAATAAAAACTTGCGATATTGGAAATAGGAAACATTCAGGTAAAGTGGATTCTTATAAATTAGATGTAATTTTTGACCACGACCAAGAAGATGGAAAATCAAAGTGTGAACCATATTTTGATACTAAAATTATTGAACTTTGTGAAAGTTGCAGAAAGACAATGATGACCAAAAGAAAACATGTTTATGGTTACGGTGCAATGGGTTACAATACATACACTCTTTAACTTTATGAATATCGCTCAACACCTTGAAAAATACAAAGACATAAAACCCGCAGTAACAGAATACCGAGATGAAAGAGATGAAATGATAAAGAAAGCAGTTGTTCATATAAACGAATTACGAAAGAACACACCTTACTGTAACTGTATAGAAACGCCCGCAAAACTCGCTAAAAGAATAAACATGAATAAGTTTTTAGCAGGTAACAACAACAACGGAGAACTTTACTTACTACTTAGTGAGTGTAGAAAAAAGAATAACTACAGTAAACTTTATTGGGTATTAGATAATAAGAAAAAATAATGAAAAAGAAATTCATAAAGACAATACCAGAAAAGATACCAAAGAGATATTTCGTTGTATACGATGCTATTTTTAAGCAAAAAATACATATTTTAATGAATCACACAGCAGAAGATTATCAAAAATGGCTAAATAAATACAAAATAAAAGATATTGACGTAAAAGACTTTGATGACTTTGAAGGTTGGGTATCAAATTTTACAACTGAAAAAGGGACAACAGAACGAATACTCTTTATACCTAAATTTAATTGGGCAATAAAATATCAAGGAACTTTAATCCACGAAATTGTTCATATAATAATTAAGATATGGGATTTCAATAACATACCTTTTAATGCTGATACACAGGAATTTTTAGCCCACTCAATAGGTAATCTTTACGAAGATATAGCACACAAGCTATTAGTTAAGGTTAAATAGTTGTCCCCACCCTCCCCCACTCTACATAGTTGACAAGTAATAGTCCAAAAAAATGACCAGACACCGTAAAGCCTTTACAGAACAAGAAACCCAGTATATAAAAGATAACTACCACCTCAAAGATATTCATAGGCTCTCAGAAGAATTAGACAGAACATACACATCAATACTAAGTAAGATAAGGAGGATTAGAAAGAAAAAGCAGAGTATAGCGTAATGGTAGCGTTCACGCTTTGGAAGCGTGCGGAGAAAGTTCAAATCTTTCTACTCTGACAGTAATTGGGAAATCGTCTAATGGTCGGACAAATGCCTTTGGAGCATTGAATAGAGGTTCGATTCCTTTTTTCCCAGCAAAAAGTTATCCACACTTGCATTTATTTTACAAAGTGCGATAATAATAATGCTCTAATAGATTAACTATGAGAGCGAGCGTTACGGCATAACTTGAAACAATAAAACCTTTTTGAAAGTTATGTATAAGGACATAAAAAATCCTAATATGTAACGCTCAAAGAGGTTTTTTCTTTGCTCATTGAAATATATTTAGAATATGGCGGAAAAGGTATCGCTGAACTCGGATGAGAGTAGGAGGTACGAGCTGTGGATATTTACACTTCCAAATCCTACCAATGTGACGTGACTTTACAGGTAACAAACTAACTCATCAGTAGTAATACTGTGTAGGAGCTAATGACTCCTTCCTGTCAAATCGTTGCTATTCTAAATATAATCCAGTGAGTAAACTAAAAACAAAAAATGTTCATTTAAAGTGTGTTTAAGCTGATTAGTTAATAATGTTAATGGGAATGCTAACTCTCAAATGTATTAACTAGTCGCCTCAAGCACATTTTATTTGAATATCAGTCCACCCCCCTAAATACACAAGGACTTAATAAGTTGTGTAGACCTCTGAAGGCAATGGCTCCGTAGAAAACGATATTTTGCTCTTTTTAAAATCAAATAACTCTCTTTCTACTTAATCTCTTAACAAAAGATTAGGTAACCTGTAATAGGTAAAGGGAACTCGTTGAGGTTACTCGCCGATACTAGAGGACAAAGAATACATTGTTTTCTATGGTGATTGTTTGAAGGGGTTGGGGGTTATGGTAGATACCATAGTATATACACGTTATTAGTTAATAATAAGAAAATGAAAGAAGTAAAATATTTTGGAAATGTTGATGAAGGAGCTTTAATACAAGCTAAAAATTGTTTAAATGATGCTGAGGATTTTATTTTGATGGGTGACAATCACAAAGGTTATGGAATGCCTGTCGGTGGCGTAGCTGTTTATAAAGACAAAATAAGCCCAGCTGGAGTTGGATTTGATATTGCTTGTGGAAATAAAGCGGTAAAACTTAATATTAAATTAGATGACATTAAAGAAAAATTGACTAAAATAGCTGAAGATATTTGGAATACTATCTCATTTGGTATTGGAAGAAAAAATGAAACTCCAGTTGAACATGAATTATTTAATGAGCCTGTTTGGGAAGAAATACAACTTTTAAAAGACTTGAAAACAAAAGCAAAAGCACAACTGGGTACTATTGGTTCAGGTAATCATTATGTTGATGTATTTGTTGATGAAGAAAATTATATATGGGTAGGTGTACACTTTGGTTCTCGTGGATTAGGTCATACAATTGCATCTCACTTTATGCAAATTGCTGGAGATGATGTAAAAATAATGGATGAGACACCGCATTTGTTAGATGTAAACACAAAAGATGGTATTGATTATATAAAGTGTATGAATTTAGCTGGTAAATATGCTTATGCTGGTAGAGATTGGGTATGTGAAACAGTAGCAAATATTATAGGTGGTAAAATTATAGATGAAGTACATAATCATCATAATTTTGCTTGGCTAGAAGAACATAATGGAGAAAACTATTGGGTAGTTAGAAAAGGTGCTACTCCAGCATTTCCTAATCAAAGAGGATTTGTTGGTTCAAATATGGAAGATTGTTCTGTCATACTTGAAGGTGTTGAAAGTCAAAAATCGAAAGATGCTTTTTATTCCACAATGCACGGAGCAGGAAGAATAATGTCAAGAACACAAGCTCTAGGTAAAAGAAAAAAGACTATTGTAAAAAGAAAAAAACAAGATGGCACAGAATATGACTTTACTGAATGGACAAATGAAGGTGGTTTAGTTGATTTTGATTCAGTCAAAGAAAGAGTAAGTTTAAAAGGTATTATCTTAAAGGGTGCTGGAGCAGACGAAGCACCAGAAGTTTATAAAAAATTATCTGATGTATTAAAAGAACACGAAGGAACTGTAAAAGTATTACACACACTAAGACCACTCATTGTTTGTATGGCTGGGAAAGATGAATTTGACCCATATAAAGATTAAAAACTTGAGGTGGAGTGCCCAGAGTACGTCTACTCGCCAGTTTTATAATTGTTACGTTTACAATTACTATCACTCCCCCTCAAAATCTTAATCTGTCAGAGTACAAGGAGTCGAACCTTGCCCGCGAGAATCCAAGTCTCGAACGCTACCGCAACGCTTTACTCTGTAATGAATAAATTATAAGAAGTTTTTTAAAAAATGGCAAGAAATTTAAAATACAAAATAAAAGGTATACGCATGCACGAAGAAACTTGGCAAAAATTTAAAGAAGCTAGAGCAAAATCAGGAAAGTCTTGGAATCAATACATACTAGATATAATTGGGGGAAAAAGAGCTTGCAATACTAAAAGAAAAGTGCTATATTAAAAACAATGCTAACTAGAAGCAGAACTGAGTAACTACGACTCACCAACTTGGAGAAGTTATCACTCAACTCATATATGGAATAAAAGTACTAAAGAAGCCCGTTACAGAAATGTAGCGGGTTTTATATTTAATAGTTATCCACAGATACTTGCTTGCTTTACTATTTGAAAGCTATATAATAGTTATATATGGAAAGTATTACAACAATCATAGTTAGTAAAAAGACCCTAAAGAGATTAGACAAATACCAAAAGTCTAAAAAGCTCAGAACTAGGGACAATGCGGTTGAAGATTTATTAGAAAAGGTCGAAATAATTGAAAAGAAGTGAAACGAGGCACATTTAAAAAATTAACATACGAAGAAGCATTACAGAAAGCCCGCCAAAAGCCATATAAAGCCCGTACAGCAAAGAAACCTAAGAAGTCTAAGAGAAGTATCAAAATGGCATTAAAACGCCTTATATGCGAACAGTATGGCTTACCTAGTCTCCCTTGTAAAAGATACGGAGAAGGAAAGTCACCTACTCGGTACGACATATTAAAAGGTATGCTATGGCACATTTTCTCTCTCTACATACGACTAAGGGATAAAGATGAGCCATGTATCTCTTGCGGACTGATGAAAGAAGGAAAACAGGCAGGACACTTTGCCCCAGCAGGAGGAAATGACTTAGAACTATGCTTTAGTGAAGACAATGTTAATGGAGAATGTGCAGAATGTAATGGAGATTTTAGAGGTACTGGTTGGCATTTAATACAAATGAGACCAAACCTCATAAGAAAGATTGGAGAAGAAAAGGTACTACAAATAGAACGGCAAGAAGAACAACGAAGAGTAATCAAATGGGAAGAACAAGTACTGGTAGACAAGATTAGATTTTATTACAAAAAAGTCGAAAAATTAAAAGCTAATAATTAAAGAGGTATGGAAAAAAGATTTAAACTAAAAATCAGTAATGAACCAAAAGATGAACACCTAAAAATGAATTTACTTTACCATGTACCAATGCACTACTTACCAGAACTAATTGAGTATCTTGAAAAGATAGCTCCAAGAAAGAAATAACATGTCGCAACAACCTATTAAGAAACTATCAGACTACGCTATAGCAGTAAGTGAGGCATTAGAGAACTACTACAACGCTGTGTTGGATGAAAAGACAAAAGTAAGAGATACCCTTCAAGGGGAAATAGAGACACTCCAAAACGAGAAGAATAGACTTACAGAAGAAAAAATTAATTTCGTACATAGCGAACTAAAAAAAGCACTCAAGGCACACTTCTATTTAAACGCATTAATTGGAAATGAAAAAACAGCTGAAATATCCACTGCTTTGAACGAAATGGTACAAAGAAAGCTAGATGATGTTATTCACCAATTAAAACAAAAAAAAGGATTATGACACAACAACCTAGTAAGAGTAATGAGATTGAGAAATTAAGACCAAGAGTGGAGTGGATTCCTCGTTCTGAACACGAATACCTACAAAGACAAAAACTACTCCCCTTTTTTCGCGGATGGGTAAACCAAATATGGGAAGCTCAAAAACCACACATAGAAGCCATCCTCGCAGCCAAAGACGCAGAGCGAATAAAAGCGGTGGAGGAAGAGAGGGAGAGGATATTTAAAGAAATGAGAGCCTTTACATTTGAGGCTTGCCCATACGAGGGAACAATGATGCGAATGTTTATTAACAACTATCCGACCCTCACACCCCAAGAAGTTGATAATGAACAAAATTAAAAGCATAAGAGAAATATAAGATGGAAATAATAAATACAATATTAGGAATTATAGGACTAGGAGTGATACTACACTTTTATGCAATTTTAATAGCGTGGGGAGTAGCCAAGGGTTGGGCTAAAGTTACACATCAAATAACTCAAGTGTGGCACAACCCTACCACCCCTAACAAAGACAAATAAACTATGAAAGAATCACTTGAAATAATATTTAGTCACCCAGTTGCCACTGTATTTATTATATTAGCGATTGGATGGGCTGGAGCAGTAATTATTCACGGAGACAAATAAACTATATGAAATACGGGCTAATGTTAAATGATATGCGAAGTTCGAACATCGAGAATCTACATTGTGTAAAAGTATCTCGCTCAAGGCAGGAATTGGTTGATTTCTATAATTCAGAATTAGCAGAAAAACCTTGGACAGACGGGCAATGGCACAAAATATTTAAGCAAGGTTCCATTTTGGAATGGTGTAACAGTGCAGACCTTGAAGAAGATAATGATTACTGGGGAGGAGTTTATACATTTAGGGAAGAAGCACCAGATGAAGCAATTTTAGAGTTTAGTTTATCAAAATAACCCCCTAACCAAACATAAACTATATGAAACCATTTAAAAAAAAGAAAAAACTTAAAAACAAAAGACCAACTAAAGTAAAGCAGAGGAAAGTAAAAGCGTGGGCGATTGTAAATTTTTACTTTGAAGCAAAACCGCCATTTATAGCAGAAGTATATTTTACAAAAGAAGCTGCAGAAAGGCAGATTAAAAATGTAGATATACCAAATCCAAGATTATCGATTGAGCCGAGACTTAAAATTATATCAGTTGAGCTATCCCTCCCAACCAAAGTAACTAAAAAGAAATAATATGAAACAAATATTAAAGATTTCAGGAATAATCATTTTAGTAGCACTTGTATTGTGGGCGATAATCGGCTGGGAAGTATATAAATACAAAGAATGTAAGAAGGTCGGACATTCTACATTTTATTGCGTAATGACTTTTGGAAGTAAATAACCATTAAATATGAAGAAAATTATACTTCATCTTTGTGCAGACACTGGAAGCGACACTAGGCCATACAGTTATGATGATGAATACCAAGTGATTCGTATTGGGTCAGAAATTGGTGTTGAAAATTTTGTTCCTCCAAATGGTGTATACGGAATAATTGCAAACCCACCGTGCACAGAATTTTCTAGGGCGAGGAGCGGCGGAAAAGCAAGACTTGGCGATAGTGGGATGTTCTTAGTTAATGAATGTCAAAGAATTATTGAGACATGTAAAAAACAAGGCGGGTTAAAATTTTGGGTAATAGAAAATCCAGCAACTGGAGCCTTGAGAAACTTTCTCGGGAAACCAAATTATGTTTATCAACCTTGGTGGTATGGTTCTCCGTGGACTAAGAAAACAGCACTATGGGGAGAGTTTAATATCCCAGAAAGGATATACACTGATTGGAATGAAGTTGAAAAAAATCAAAATTTGTACGTTAGGAAACCGAGGAAAGGTAGTAGTAATAGATACACAGGAAAGCCAGAAATGCACACACTACACAAAAGCGCATACAAGTACATTGATGAATTTCACACCCTGCCAGAACCAAAGAACGATGCAGAATTTCGCTCAATCTGTAGTCAGAAATTTGCAGAAGCATTTTACAAAGCTAACAAATAAACCCATGACAAACATAGAAAAAGAATATTACAAGGTGCTTGATAGTACATATGCACCAACCGAGATTAAAAAAGAAATGATTGGAGGTGTATATGAATGTTACGCTAATTGTTATCACGACAAGACAATAGTCTTATACACCGAAAACAAATCAGACGATTTCATGTTCAACCACTCCGACGTACAAAAAGTCTTTGACCCAGAACTAAAATTCAACGGTGAGGTGATAGGTAAGGGGGATGAGGTAGGTTTTGATGAGGTAGATTCTGAGAGAGTCTCATTAATTGTTGAAGCAGCGTATATGTTTGGTGACGCATGGGTTATCGTCGGTCGCAAACAAGGCGAAGTAGATAATACGTATTCAGTACTATCATTTGAAATCGCCTCCCACACCCCACTATTCAAGAAGTACATAGAACTAAACGGTAAAAAGTACCGTAAAGAGGTCGAGGAGATTTTAAAGGAGTATGAAGTAAAATAATATGAATAAACAACAATTATTTGAAAACTTAAACAAGTCTTTGTTCACAGCCGAATCATTTAAGCATATGGTTAACGAAGCTTACATACTTGCATTGACGTACGCAGATATTCAGCTCATGGATTGGAAGAAAAAGAATGTTATTAAGTATGAAGTGCGGAAATATATTCCTGATGAGACACCAAGCCATCTCAAAGAACACATGATTAACTCGTTCACAAAGGAATTGTTAGAAGGTATAAAAGATGAAGTGTTGACTACTGGAAGCGGAAATTTTTTAAGCCAGGAGATATACATTGTGAGACAACCTGTGACACTGCAATCAGATTCACCTAAGTACAAATCCGTAGCCAACTTCTTTGTAAACGCCCCCGAAGAAGAAAAGCAAAAAATCCTCACCGAAGCGACTAAAAGAGCAAACCAAATGCAGAGGGATATTACTAACCAAGCTAATCAAAAATAATTATGAAAAAAACTGAAAAGACAATCCGACAGATAACAAAACACAGAGAAGTAATCACAATAAAGCACAAAGGCATCGGCGTGACTGTCGACATCAATTACGAGACAGGGATAGTGAGTTTGGTGGACACTAACCAGTCAGTGAAGAAGTGGGTATTTGCACAGCGAACTCTCGAATACATGCAGGGCTGGCTCAATATAATGGAGGCAATGCAGGAGGCAGTGAGGTACGCGAAGATTATGCTTGAAAATCGACTTGCTGAAAACTCTCGATTTCGTGAAGAAATTATCAAGGAGGCTATGAAATTGAAATAACCATGAAACTCACACAAGAAGAAAGACAAATGTTGAGTAAAGAACTTAAAAACTTGATTGACAGTGAAATATCTAGGTCAAATCTTGTGAATGCAATTAGAAAAGACGGAGGCAGAATTATGTGTGAGACTATATTTCTTAACCGCATAAACACCATACTTGAATTGAAAGCACAGGAAATCGAATCCGAAACCGAAAAGCGTGTGATTGAGAGGGTGAAATCAGAAATCAAAAAAGAACGGAAGAGTGACAAAGAAAGCATGCTTTGGTGTGATGATGTTATATTCACATATCGGAGAATACTAGACCTCCCATCTCTCAACCCACAGCCTATTAAAAATAACAACAACTAACCATGTTTGAAGATTCACCAACAGGAGCAACATACTATTGCAAGCATAAAAACTCTAATCCAAGTGGAGTATGTGATGAATGTTTACCAAAAACCATTAAAAAATGGGATAAGGAGATTGAAGAACAGTATGACAAATATGCTACAACTTCTAATCGATATTTACTTTCAGACTTTCAAAACGCAATAAGAATAATGGCAATCAATGAAATTTACAAGCATAGAGATGACGTAACTGAAATGAGAGTAGAAGAACTGAAAGATGTGATACTAAAGAGAATGTGCGACATTGAAACTATTAAATTAAGAATTAAATAACCATGATAAAAAAAGAACTTGTGGAGAAGATAATTGTAGACAGATATTGGAGAGATGAAAAAAGTGGAAGTTTTACACCACCGATAGAAATATTAAAGTGTAAATGCGGTAAATATCCATCTTACTATTCATCATGTGGAGGTTTTAATTATTACGGATATTACAAATGCAATGACTGTAATTTATTCGCCACAGGTAGACATCAATTTCCGTCTGCAATAGCAAATTTAGTAGGTGAAAACGACAGAAACGAACCTAAACTGTTTGTAGTATACAATGATGAAACAAATCCAGAAGACGGTTGGAATGAACTTATAAAGACTTCCTATACGATTTAATCTGTAAATAACCATGATTAAAACACACGAAGAACTACTCAAACTACACGGAAGGAAGGTGAGTTGTGAGATACTTGGTGAAAAAATTGAAGACGCCAAGATTGCGGTTGAGGAAAATATGGTCTTTGTTTGCCAAAATAGAAAAGATAGAGGGGAACCAGATGACAAACTTGGTTATGAATATGCTTGGTGGATTTCTGATGTGGGATACGAATACGAATATTTTGGTAGAGAATGCACCAACATCACCCTCATAGACGAACCCGCACAAAGTAAAACATCAAAACCCACCCTCATCACAGTACAAAAAGAAATCAAAAAATACACAGACGAGGTTCTAACTGCTTATGAAAACCCAACAAAATCAAAAGAAATCGGTTAAAATCACTTGCTTTTTAACCCGAAATGTAGTATATTTAAGGAGTGAAATATGAAAGTCATAAAGGTAACGAAAGAGTATTTCCAGACAGAGGACGAGAAGGTTTATTTCTTCGAGCCT